CGACATAAACTATTCAGAATTAAACCCATTGACATTTGCAGCTACAGGTGGTGCTGCTTTAAATGCAAACGTTGCACAATACGGAAGGTCTACTGGTTTATTTGACGACAGAGACGGAGACACTGCTTTAGATTATGGAAGCGAACCTAAGTTTAACGCTTTCTTTGCTCTTAATAATGGGTTACAACAAATAGCTACTAACAATTACGCAGTAGTAAACAATATAGTAGGTGTAGGAACTTTAACTCTAAGTAGTTCTACAGCTAGTATACAAGTTCAAGCTAGTGTCTTAGTGCCTAGTCAATACGACAACGAAGGTGCTACACTAGCAACACAAGTTGTAGGAAACGTTACAAGACCTGCTCAAATGGGTAATATACATAAAGTGTGGACTTTTACAGCCGATTATACCCAGTTTACTACCTATAGAATTACAACTACTATAAATAGCTCTACAAGTGTAACACAAGATTTAGTTTTAAAAGGGTGTACCAGCTTACATTCGCAAACTATACCAGTGGTTGTTTCTGGTAGAACTGATAACCCAACTTTTACAGATAGCGGTAGCACCTCTACCAGTTGGGGTTGTCCACAATCTAGCGAAGAAACAATCTACTATAGTCCAACTTCAACAAGTCAAGCTAGTACTTATGCTAGTAATAACACGCAATATGACGAAGTTTCAAACTCTTACTTTAGAGTTAAGTCAGTTGTGTCTTATTGTAACTTTAGTTCAAGTGGTGTAAACGCAGGAATAGTTGGTGCTACAATATATAATAAACTATTAACAGACATTTGCTCTGGTGATAATGAATTTACTAGACAAAGTGAAAGTGTAACAGCTTTTCCTAATGGTCACTACGCTACCACAAGTGCTGTAGGTGCTGTATCTAGTGGGGTTGTTACTTCTATGTCGTAAAATTATGCAAAATTAATTTATAGGTGTCGTTATACAATTATGAAAAACCCTTTAAAAATGTTAAAAGAAATAAAAACACTCTTAGGCGTGGAGATGTCGGAAGAGCAAACTGAATTAGAAGAACTTGCCTTAGCTCAAATGAAACTCGACAATGGAGCAGTCCTAGAAGCAGAAGCGTTTGAAGCAGGCAAAGAAGTCTTTATAGTGACAGATGACGAAAAAGTAGCACTACCAGACGGCACTTATAAGCTTGAAGGTGGTGACGATTTAGTCGCAAAAGACGGCATCATAGAATCTATTGGTGCTGCTGAAGAAAAAGAAGAAGAACCTACTGAAGAAGTAGAAGCAAAAGAAGAAGAAGAAGTGGAAGCAGCAGAACTCGAAGAAGAAGATATGAAAAAACACTACGCTACTAAAGAAGAACTAGCAGAAGTTAAGAAATTAGTAGAGGAAATTAAGAAAATGGTAGAGGACAAAAAGGAACTAGCAGAGCAAAAAGTAGAAGAAGTTGAAGAGTTAAAAGAGCAACTATCTGAAGCAGCAGCTAAACCTATTGCACACAAACCAGAAAAGAAAACTAACCTTAATAAGATACTTAATGTAAAACAAAATAAGAATACAACTTATTTTAGAGTGTTAGAAAACATAAATAAATTTAAAAACAATTAATTAAAATGGCAACAACAACATCAATTAGTACTACTTATGCTGGTGAAAAAGCAGCAGGGTATATACAGGCAAGTCTTCTTAGTGGGAGTACACTTGCTAACGATTTAATTACTTTAGTGCCTAACATTAAGTATAAGTCTGTACTTAAAACTGGTGCTACAAGTGACGATTTAGTCAAAAACGCATCTTGCGACTTTTCAGCTACTTCAACTCTTACTCTAGCAGAAAGAGTTTTACAACCAGAAGAGTTTCAAGTTAATTTACAATTATGTAAAAAAGACTTTAGAGCTGACTGGGAAGCTGCATCTATGGGTATTTCTGTACACGATAATATCCCAACAGAATTTGCAGACTTTCTTATAGCTCACGTTGCAGACAAAATTAGTCAAAGAATTGAGACTAATATCTGGAATGGAACAAATGGAACAGCAGGACAATTTGACGGCTTCTTTAACTTGCTTTCAGCAGATAGTGACGTTTCTGATATTTCTGGAACTACTTCAACTGCTGCAAACGTAATTGACGAAATGGGAAAAGTAGTAAACGCTATTCCTTCAGCAGTTTATGGTAACGAAGACCTTTATTTATATGTCTCTTCAAATCTTGCTAGGAACTATATTCGTTCTTTAGGTGGATTTGGTGCAAGTGGTTTAGGTGCAGCAGGTATTGACAACAAAGGTACTACTTGGTTTACAAATGGTGCTTTGTCTTTTGACGGAATACCAGTAGTTGTAGCTAAAGGTATGGGAGACAACACTATGGTAGCAGCTAGAAAGTCTAACTTATATTTCGGAACAGGTCTTTTAAATGACACTAACGAAGTTAAAGTTATTGATATGGCTGACTATGACGGCTCACAAAACGTAAGAGTAGTTGTTAGATTTACTGCAAATGTTATACACGGATTTGGTGGAGACATTGTATTATATCACCCAACTGTATAATTAATATTAACATAAATTGGGTAGCTAGGTTTACGCCTAACTACCTGATTTTCAAATACTTATAATATGGCTTGTACATTAACAACTGGAAGAAAATTACCCTGTAAAAGTGGCTTTGGTGGCATTAAAAATGTCTATTTTGCAGACTTTGGAACACTTGGAGACGTAACATTCACTTTAGGTGAAATTACAGATATGTCTGGCTCTACTAATTGGTTTAAATACGAAGTAAAAGGAAGTGGTAACTCTTTAGAAACTAGCATCAATAGTTCAAGAGACAACGGAACTACTTTTTACGAAGCAGTCTTGAATATAACTCTACCTTTTTTAGATAGAGCTACACAAGAAGAAATTAAACTATTAGCAGTGGCAAGACCTCATATAGCAGTAGAGGGTTATGACGGCAGATACTATATGCTAGGTTTAGTTCACGGAGCAGAACTTACAGGTGGTACTGTCACTACTGGAGCTGCTGGTGGAGATTTGACTGGTTTTACTATGACTTTTACAGCTCAAGAAGCAGAACCACCAAACTTTATACAACCTAGTGTATTGACACCAGAGATAAATGGTGCTCAATTAGAGGTTAATTAATTTTTTGTATATTAGATATACTTCCGTGTAAACTGGGAGTTTATAATAGAGTTGCAGGTGGGGAGAACGCACCTAGAACAAACGTTACGGACTTTTAATTTTTAAATTACTAAAAATGGAAGCTAATAAAACAAAAGAGCAATTAACTTATAGAGGAGTAAAGTATATTCCTACAAGTTTAAAAACTAGCGTAAAATCTAGTGTTAAGACTTATAGGGGTGTTAATTATGAAAATTGAGTTTTTTAGTATATCGAAAGAAAGGAGTGGCTTTTAGTCACTCTTTTTTTTTACATACAAATTAAGAGTATTGTATCGTTATATAGTTATGAAGAAATTAACGACAACTACTTCAGCACAAACATTAAAGATAATACCTAGAACTTACGCTACTTCTGTAACGCTAAATTTAAGAGACGATAGTACAAACACCTCTGTAAGCTATTCAGTAACGCCTACAACTTCTGGTGATTATATGGTGCTTAGTCAAGCATTTGCTTTAAAAGAAGGTAGATACTACGATTTAGAAGTAAAAGAGGGTACAGCAGTTATTTATAAAGACAAAGTGTTCTGTACAGACCAAACTATAGCACAAACTACAAACAACTACTACACTATAAATAGTGGTGAGTATACAACCGACAGCACTTTTGACAACGAATTAATATTAGTATGAGCAATTTCAGTATAGTAAATTTATCAAATTACAACTCGCCTAAAATAAGAGAAGTAAAAAACAAAGATTATGTCTCTTATGGAGATGACAACAACTATTTTGAATATTTAATAGACCGATACAATGGCAGTCCAACTAATAACGCTGTAATAAATGGCATTTCGGCTATGATTTATGGCAAAGGACTAGACGCTACAGACAGCAGCGTCAAGACAGACGACTATGCAAAAATGATTAGCTTATTTAAAAAAGACGTTACAAGAAAACTTGTTTACGATTTCTATTTAGCAGGACAATGTGCAGTACAAGTTATATATTCTAAAGACAGAAAGTCAATAGCTCAATTAGAACATATACCAATAGAGACGATACGAGTTGAAAAAGCAGATGACGAAGGAGAAATAAAAGGTTATTACTATTTTGAAGACTGGAAAAACATATCTAGGTCAGACGAACCTTTAAGAATACCTGCTTTTGGTACCTCTTCAGAATCAATAGAACTTATGTATATTAAACCATACAGAGCAGGTTACTTTTATTATTCGCCAGTCTTTTATCAAGGTGGTTTACAATACGCAGAACTAGAAGAAGAAATAGCTAACTACCATTTGAACAATATAAAACAAGGTTTAGCTCCTTCTATGCTTATAAATTTCAATAATGGCACTCCTTCAGAGGAAGAAAGAAGTATAATAGAAAACAGGATTTACCAGAAGTTCTCTGGAAGTTCTAACGCAGGTAAGTTTATACTAGCTTTTAACGATAACGCAGACACACAAGCTACTATAGAACCTATACAACTTAGTGATGCACACAACCAGTACCAGTTTTTAAGTGACGAAAGTAGCAAAAAGATACTTGTAAGTCATAGAATTGTCTCGCCTATGTTATTTGGAATAAAAGACCAAACAGGTTTAGGTAACAATGCAGAAGAGTTAAAAACAGCTAGTATACTTACAGACAACACTACTATAAAACCTCTTCAAAATATTCTTATAGATGCTTTTGACCAAATTTTAGCTTTTAACAATATTAGTTTAAAACTTTATTTCAAAACTTTACAACCTTTAGAATTTACAGACCTACAAAACGTTGTAGACAAAGAAACAAGAGAAGAAGAAACAGGAGTAAAACTAAGTGCAGATTTTCCAGACGATAAAATGTTTGAACTCATAGACGAAGTAGGAGAGGAAGAAGACTTAGAAAACTGGGAGATTGTAGACGAAAGACCAGTAGACTATGACCAAGAAGAAGCTCTTGACAAAATGATAGGACTAGCTTCTACAGGTTCAG